AATCGTCTGCTATGGAACAGTGGCAACGATGCAGACAAAGACCTTGCACGTAAGCAGAAGAGGAAACTTACATACATTAGTAACATCTATGTTGTAAAAGATCCTACTAACCCTGAGAATGAGGGAAAAGTATTCTTATACAAGTTTGGTAAGAAAATCTTTGACAAACTCACAGCAGCAATGCAACCTGAGTTTGAAGACGAGGAAGCAATCGATCCATTTGATTTTTGGAAGGGTGCTAACTTCAAGTTGAAAGCAAAGAACGTTGCAGGTTATCGTAACTACGATTCATCTGAGTTCTCTGCTACCAGTGCACTCCTTGATGATGACGATGCTCTCGAAGCAATCTGGAAGAAGCAATACTCTTTAGAAGAGTTCACTGCTGCTGATCAGTTCAAATCATACGGGGATCTTGAGAAGAGATTGAACAGTGTGTTGAACACATCACGTCCACCAGTAGCAGCAGAGGTTGCAACTGAAGAGGAGGAGATAGTAACTGCACCACCAGAACCAGTGACTGCTAACGCAACCACTGATGATGATGCACTATCATACTTCCAACGATTAGCAGAGGAGTAATCCTGTACGAAAATCGACTTTTTGTTTCAAAAAACCCCGAAAAAAACTTCGGGGTATTTTTTACCCTTAAGGTTTTTTTATGATTCTATTTAATGGTGATAGTTGGTGTTGGGGTTATGGATTGGAAAATAGGAATGATCGTTATGCTGCTATAATATCCAAAAAACTGAATATTGAATATAATGACTTATCCATGCATGGGTGTAGTAATCGTAGAATCGTCAGAACGACCCTAGAGCATGATATTACAAAATACGATTATGGGGTTATTTGCATGACCTACAAGAATCGAACAGAATTTCATTTAAACGGAAAGTGGGAAAATATCAATCCTGGCAGAGGTAATGGTAGAAAGTATATTGACTATTATAGAGATTATTACAGTGAAGAGTATGGTGATTCAGACGAGTTCATATACAGGCAATCTATAATTGACCACTTCAAGGCAAATAACGTAAAACTTATGTTATTGACAGTTCCTAAAAATACCAAATATGAGTATGATATGTATCTTGATGAACCTGACATACCCCGTGGCAGAACAATGCATCCTACCAAAGAGGGTCATAGTATGATAGCATCAAAGATTATCTCGGTTCTACGATTCTGATATTATCACCTTTTTTCAACTTTCTATTGATATATTGAGAACTATCGGTATATGTCATTATTTCTCTCATATCGCTTATTATAACACTTACGTATTCTGGTCTAAGAAGGAAAATTGACCTTTTATCATCATTTTTCTGAGTTTCATGTTGGAACACAGAAACTGAGGTAACGTCATTTATCGCTTGATACCCTGTGTTTGGATCGGTGTATTTGAATGTAAAGTCAGAATTTACCACCAAACCTGATTGTAGTAAAAGCACTTCATTTGAGTTTCTTATCTCTTTAGTCTCATAATGATGAATTTGACTCAATTGTACCGAATCGTATTTGTTGTTTAAATATCTTTGGAAGTCATATTGACTCATTGGCCACTCATCACGGATATTGAGTATATTGTTGGATAGCAATACCACCCAATCTAGATCGATATTGTCATAAACTTCTTTTGCAACATTATCTGGTCTATCATCACCTGTGATAGTGTACTGATAAAAAGTTGTTGCATTTTGAAAAAAGTCTTCACGAATTTTACCTCTTTTGAAGAGGTTTTTTACTCTAATCAAATCTTTGCTAGAATTTCTCCTATCTGAGAAAGAGGGTAATTCTACATCTGGAAAAAGGTCGAAATAGTTCATTAGATTCCTATGTCATTCTCGTCGATTGCATTTGGTCCTGTTACATTGGTATCGAGATCAAGCATACTTGGACTCTCAACTTTTGGAGAGTAATCATCTTTGAATACTGGTGTCAACTCTGTAAAAGTGATTCCCATAGTTGACCTTACTGGCATTGATACACCGTCTACGTCATCATATGACTGATATGTACCATCAGGTGTAAAATCAATTTGACATGATGTAAGAGCACATATCTTGATTATATTCAAACCTTTTATTCTTCTATTTTTGTTTTTATAACATATTCTAAACACGTTAGGTGACGCTAGAAATAGTGCAGATCCTGATGTTTGTGATGCTCTTCTTCTAGATGGTAACATACCTTGTCTAAACCATCTTTGTATTTCTCTGACCTCTTTTGCCTCTACTGAGCTATTTGGAGCAAAGTTGAAATTGAAAGAAAATGATCTTAGTTGAGGTCCTCCAAATAATAATTCCAGATTAGGATTTATAGCAGCACCTGTTTGTCTTGTAATAAACTGATCTACGTCAACATTGATACCAATTGTACCTAAAACTGATCTTGCCAAAGTTGCACTAAGGACATCACCAGCACTAATATTTTCACCTGATCTTTCTGTTCTTCCACTCAAATCACCCCTTACAACATTCAAGGCATCTCCAACTTGGTCTTTTGCACCTCCTATTGCTTTGAGTACATTACCCTTTGTGATAAGTTCTTGAATTCCTCTATCGGCACTTTGAAATGCTGAAAGTTCAACTGCGTTTGCTCTTCCCTCACCCCAATTTACACCATTACTGACTCCTAGTTTATTTGGTATAGGTAACTTACATGAACCATGTCTTACTTTAGTATTCCTTCCTCTTCCAACTCCTTGTTTTAGAGTTTGACCTATTTCATTATTCAATGTTTCTTTATCTCCTGATCTCTTTGTATTTTGAGGTGGCAAATACTCAAATTGCTCAAAATAAACGTAATCTTGACCATCATCAGATTTCATGTCGATTGGATATTTGTGATCCTTATCACTTACTTCTATACTCTTCTTGAATTCCTCTAATCTTGCTTTTTCTGCATCATCCTCCGCTTTAATTTTTGCATTATTTCTATCCTTAGTTGTTTCTGGACCGCTTTCACTAAAAGAACCATTGCCTGTAATCGCTTCTAAATTACCATTTTTTTCAAGTGCTGCGTCGAATTCTTCTAATTTACCATTTTTCTCTGCTTTTTTTCTAACTTCTAGCATTCTCTTTTTATATGCTTCATCTCTAACAGAATTGTTTGTTAGTGCTCCTGAAACAAGTTCTTTATCTTCTTTTGATAAGGAATCAATAGAACCCTTGAAACGATCATTACCAGAGAGAGAAATTCCCTTTGTTGCACCTGTATTACCATTGAGATCTAATTCTACACTTTCAATAACGAAAACACTCTCACCATCGATTGTTGTTCTATAACTAAAAATTTCCGTTGTCCTACCTACCCTTTTACTAAAAGGATTGAGTGGATTACTAAGCACTGTATCTGCAATTGGTGATTCTGGTTTATCGCTCATTTTATCATTCTCCTTATCTTTTGATTTGTCAATGGCAATTCAATGCTTCCTATATCTCTTACAAACTTTTCAAGACGCATTCCTAGTGCCTTATCTACATCACTACCTTTTAGTTGTAGGAACATGCCTTTTACATAAGATCTAAGGTATTTATTGAATCCTGGCAACTTAGTATAATCTTGATCTGCAAGAATGTAATCAAGTACGCCCGATCTGTTTGATGGTTTTGTATAATGTAAGTTTACACCATAAAATGCATTATTTTCCATGGCAACAATGTAAGTCATGGGATTCCTATCGTAAAAAGGTAATTGTTGTGCATATTTGGCAGTATATTGATACAAAAAGACTTCACCTATTACAGGTTGTCCGACCACCTCTGAGGTTGGGAAGACGTTACTATATTCCAAGTTCTTTCTCCGTTAGTATTTGAAACTGCCACTTGCGATCTTTGCAAAAGTCCTCTGCTGCTGCCCACTTTGCTTGATTTGTAGCATAAGTGAATACCTCGGACACATATTTCTTAGTTCTTCTCTTCTGCATCTTAGGTTCTTTGACTTGTTTTGCAGGTTTGATTTCTATCACCTTTTCTTGAAGTTTACCCTTTACATCCTTGTATTTGACATAGAAGTCAGGGAAATATCTATGTATTCTATTATCTACAGGTGATCTATATGGTATGACTATTTCTTCTGATGACCACTTTACTATGCTTTTGTTTGTATCACAATATTGCATAAATTTTAGTTCCCATGATGATCTGTAGATGACCTCTCTGAAGTCACCTTTGTACTTTTTATAGTTTTTGGGTCTAAACTTACCTTTATATGACATACATAGTATGTAACATACTATATTTAGATGGCACAGAGGGCAGAAGCATTTAGATCTGGCAGATTTTATTTACCAACGGTAGAATTGACTGATACGTCAACGAAGTTTGGTAATATAACTCCAGCATTTAATAATAGTTATGATGTAAGTATAAATTTCAAGAAACCACAGAGTGATTTGAATGCATTTATAAATCGACATGGATTTTATGATCAGAATGGAGGACCTAGCTCACCTTACAATGCAGGTTCTTATCTAGCACTTTTTTGTTCAGAAGCAGTTTTACCAGGTTCAGATATACAAGCAGCACAAGTTGACGGTCTTAGACAAGGAGTATCACAAAAATATGCAACCTTTAGAAGATTTCCTGATATTCTATTGACATATTATTTACAAACAGATTATTATACAAATGATGTGTTCAATGCATGGATGGAATACATATCACCTACCAGTGGTAGAGAAACTGCAGCGTTCAAGAGAATGAAATATCCTGATACCTATAAATGTGATATGGAGATCACAGCGTTCAGTAGAGATATAAATGATGAGTTTGCAAAACTCAATACTACAAATAGATTCAATAATCAACTACCCAGTAGTATCACATACAAAATACAAAATGCGTTTCCAAGTAGTATTGTCGCTGCTCCACTTGCATATGGAAGAGCAGAATTGATCAAGACTACTATCACATTTAAATATGATCAATACTTTATTGATAGAACATCAAGAGTTGACAATGCATTCTCTGAGTCAAAAGAATTTGAACGTATATATGGGGCAACTGCTCCTAGGAATGATTTTGAATATGGTAGAGGAGGAACTCGTGCTTCAACTGATAGTGAGGAAAGAGATTTTGACGATCCTCAGTTTGGTGCTGGTGATAGCTTTATTGTTGGAGATCCTGACAGAGGATGGTAAAATTTACTCACTAAATAAATACACTGAACCAAAATTATTATGCCTTTACCAAAGGTCGTTGCACCTACGTTTGAATTGCAACTTATATCAACAGGTAAGAAAGTAAAGTATAGACCTTTTCTTGTCAAAGAGGAGAAAGTTCTACTTATAGCACTTGAGAGTGGTAATGACGCTGACATCACTGCTACATTGAAAAGTGTATTGAAATCATGTATTCTCACTCGTGGGATAGATGTTGAAAAATTACCTAGTTTTGAACTTGAATACTTATTTTTGAATATCAGAGGTAAATCAGTAGGTGAATCTGTTGAATTACTTGTGACATGTCAAGATGATAATGAGACTAAAGTACCTCTTACAATAAAATTGTCTGAGATCAAACTTGAAGTCCCTGAAGGTCACACTGACATGATCAAAGTTGATAATGATATCAATATTAAGATGAAGTATCCATCAATGCAACAGTTTATGGATAATAATTTCATCGCATCTGATTTGAGTGGGTCTAATAGGATTGATAAAGCGTTTGACGCTGTTGTTGATTGTATAGACACTATTTTTACTGTAGATGAAGCGTGGTCTTCCGAGGATTGTTCTAAAAAGGAACTTCTCAAATTTATTGAGCAATTGAACTCACAACAATTTACCTTGATTGAGGAATTCTTCGCTACTATGCCAAAATTACAATATAAAGGTACAGTGAAAAACCCAAATACTAAGAAAGAGTCAGAAGTAGTAATTGAGGGTTTATCAAATTTTTTCGCATAATGCTATATCATACCACTATTGATTCTGTATTGGAGACAAATTTTTCTCTAATGCAACATCATAAATGGTCTGTAAGTGATATAGAAAATATGATTCCTTGGGAAAAAGAGGTATATGTAAATTACCTCATCAAATTCCTTGAGAAACAAAAACTAGAAGCACAACAAGCAAAGGCAGCAGATGCAAACGCCTGGTAGACAAGTAGCACCCCAAACTCCTATGATTCCTATGGAGCGTAGGATGGATTTGGCTTATGATAGATTGTTACAGAGGGCGACAGAAGCAACACAAAATTTAGAACAACCACAAACAAGAGTTTTAGGTCGTGTCATCTCTCAATTAGAGTCGATGAATAACACGATGAGAAGTATACAGGATCAGATAAGAGAAGACGTAAGAGCGAAAAGAAGATATTATAGAGAGGAAGCAAGACTACTAAGAAAAGATAATCAAAACCTTTCTGATGTAAAAACGAGTGTATTATCAGGTTTGAGAAAAAGTCTTGGTGGTGCTGCAGCTCTGACAGGTGCTGCACAACTTGGTGCTGGTAATATTGGTGGTGGATTACAAAGTTTAGGGTTGGCAGGTGCTTTGATGTCTCCTGAGATAGTAGAATTTCTAACAGGATCGGTGGTAAATGTCCTTGCACTCAAAGGTCTGATAGGTGGTGGTAAGGGTGCTGCTGTGAGTGGAGTTGGAAGAAATGTCGCTGGTGCATCAAAATTAAAAAATCCACTCTTGATTACTGCTGCACTCGCTGCCAGTCTCTTGATACCATCTCTTGCAAATGCAGGTCAAGGTGGTGATAGAAGAAGACAGGACTTAGTAAGAAAAGAACTTGAAGGTGAACAAACAATCAACAAACCTGATGTGAATAGATTTAGATCACTATTGGATAGGTTTGACAGTATATTGTCAGGTATAACACTTGATAAAGAAAAAGAAAAGGGGCAAGTAGATCCAGATAAATTAGAGGGTGTAAAAGTCAATCAAATAGAGGTTAAGCAAAAAGAAGTTCAGGACATAAATGATGCAGACATAGCAGCACTGAACACTGTATTACCAAATAAGTCTCTCGTACCAAAAAATGAAGATAAAAAGACTGACAAAGATCTTACAGCGTTTGTTACTACTAATATTGGCGAAACTATATTCAACGAAGAAGTAAATGAAGGTGACGTAAATGTTGATGCAACATCTAAAAATAATGTCAATGTTGAGGGAGACCAAATTCTAATTACACAAAATCAAAATATTGAGGGTGCAGAAGAAATAACTGAATTGATTACTCCTCCAGATAATATTGAAGAAAACAACAAACAATTGAATGAAAAATTAGATATTGCTAATCTTAGTAAAGAGATAAAACCAAGATCTGAAGTAAGTAATAATTTGTACAATATTGATATGACTCAGGATGATTCACCAAAAACTATATCAGGATTCACAGGTCTTACAGCGACACCTGATTCTGTATTTGTAAGCACTAAATTTTCTAGTGGTGGTGGTTTATTTGACAGATTTGAAGCAGCGTCATCTCTTAGAACATATGGAGCATACTCATGATAGAGAGATCGCTCGGTGTAATATCAAATCAAAATAGAAGAGTTAGTTTATCACTTAGAAACGATCTAAGAAATAGTTTTAGAGTTGAGAGAATATTTGAGAGAAATTCTCTTTCAATCAAAAGTAAACTCGTAGAAGAAAGAGGTCGTACACTAAAAGCACTAGCGTTACGCAGTAGGGAACAAGAAAAAGATAAAAGAGGAGGCGTTGGCGGTGCATTAGGTATTCTAGGTGGCAGTGCACTTGGTAGAAGATTTTTTGGTAGAGGTGGTCAAGTAGGATTACTCCGTAAATTCCCTAAGGTTCCAAGATCACCCTCATCATTACTTAGAATGCAAAGAGGAACCTCTACTTTATCTAGGGTAGGTAGAGTAGGTAGACTTGGAAGAGTGGGACCTCTTGCTGTTGTGGGTGCAGGTTTAGATTTTGCAGGTAGAAGAGCAGAAGGACAAACTAATCTTCAAGCAGGTGTAGGTGCAGCAGGTGGATTGGGTGGTGCACTTGCAGGTGCTAAGTATGGTGCAATACTTGGCACTGCGGTGGGAGGACCTATAGGAACTGTAATTGGTGGTATAGGTGGCAGTATTATTGGTGGACTTGCAGGTGGTAAGTTAGCAGATTTATTTACTGGTGCAGATAGGAGAAGACGTTTTGAAGAACAAAGAGTATTGATATCCACTCAAAAATCATTATTTTCAAATGCACTTGACGATTTAGAGAGAGTATTGAATAAATTAGAGGATACTTCACTCGTTAGACTAAAAAAGGATGATGATCGTGGTTTATTTAAAAGAGATAGATTTGACTTTCCACTACCTAAATTACCTACATCAAAACCTTGGTATGATACAACTGCAGCTAAAATTATTGGATATGGTTTGCTCTTAGCAGGTACATTGGTTTTAGCAGGTCCCTCTGGAGAAGAAGCGATACCAGCAGCAGGTCTCTTGAATACATTGAATCAGACCAGATTAGGTTCTATACTTATAAAGAAAATCCCTGCACTTACAAAGTTTTGGAAGAAGGTATCAAAGGGACAAACTTTTGCTGATGAGTTAGTGCCTGGCGTTGACATACCTGGTATATCAGCGAAAGGTATAAGAATAAGAGCAGAAGCATTATTGAAAAAAATTAATCCAAACATAAAATTTGATAATGTGCCAAAGAAAGAACCTTCTCTAAAACAATTACTCAAGAAAGAAAAGCAATTACAAGAAAAACTTTTTAATATAATAAAGAATGCATCCCCCGAAAAAGCACGGGAGATACTACAAAAATTCATAAAAGAAGGTAAACTACCTAGAACACCAAGAAATATAAAGAAGAAAGGTGATGTAAAAGTAAAAGTGGATAGAGCATTTCCGTCTGGTTCACCAGATATGACTGGTACAAATAGTAATCCTCTTGGTGGTGGTGGAACTCCACTATCAATGAATGAACTTGAACCACCTAACAATGATTTTATAGCACTCGCACCAGAGGGAATTGAAAATAATATATTTCTTATGAATAATAATATTACTAATAATACTACACAACCTATCGTAAATGAAGGTGGTGGAAACACAGTTGTCGTGGGTGGTAGTGGAATAAATACTGTCGATCTCATGTATCTCAACGCTGCAGCTCAGCAATCTATGACAGCATGAATACAAACGTAATATGGACAAAAGGACATAAAGTTCTCGCCTTTGAGGTTTTTACTGAGGAGGGTGGGAAATCTTATAATATGTTAGGTCAGTTAGGATATGTCAAATATTTTGAGGATGTTATAGATCCCTCCATTCATATGAATATCACAGTGATTGATACAGGTGGATTGATAAACAAATTACCAATAAGGAGTGGATGTATAGCAAAAATACTACTACAACATCCTAGTCAGGAAGATCCTTTCTCATTCAATGCAGTCGTAACAAATATATCTGGACATATTATTGATCAGAAAAGAGAAGTATACACACTCACATGCGAAACACCTGGTGCACTATCGAATCATACTACTAGGTGTTGGATAAAATATAAAGGATCAATAGCAGCGAGTGTAAGTAAAATACTAAGCGAGAAAATAGAGGGTGAAATCAATGAGGTAGACACAACTTCAAATAATTGTGAATTTTATGGTAATTATAGAAGACCTTTCAAGGTTATAACAGATTTGTGTCGTAAAGCAATACCATCTACAGGGTCATTTGAGGAGGGTAATGGTGGCACAGCAGGGTATTTGTTCTTTGAAACTCAAGATGGATATAATTTTAGGAGTATTGATCTTATATTCCAATCCGAAGCAACCTTGACATATACTATGACACCATTCAAAGAAGGACTAGATGTGTCAAATAATTTCAAACTTGCAAGTCCTCCAGACATGAGGGAGAGTCATGATATAATAAAGAAACTAAGGTCTGGTGCCTTCAGTAGTTCAAATTGGTATTACGATGTGATCACTAGAAAGGTTCACTTTTATAATTATAGGAATGGTGATTCTCAACTCGGAAACGATGAGGAACCTGTACCTACAAATTATAAAGAACCTTATTCAAGAATAATTCTTGGTACTATTGATCAAGGTACTACAATGATGGATGCTGATGGTGTAGAGGTAAGCACACCTCAAGATCAAACAAGATATCAAGCACAAGCATCTGCTAGATATGCTGCTTTGTTCGCTCAGATCCTAGATATCACAGTCCCCATGAATCTTTCACTAAGAGCAGGTCAGGTAATTAATGTTGAATTTCCAGACCTAAATACGGGTAAACCTGAGGATAAGAATTCTCCTGAGAGTGGCAAATATATGATTGCCAAATTATCTCATGAGTTTGGTAATCCAAAAGGTGATTTCACTGGATTATCTCTGGTGAGAGATTCATTTACCATCAACGAGTAACATGAAAAGTATCGAAGACCACATTGCTAAAGACAAGGAAATCGCTGAAGATCCAAAAGCGACTCCAGCAGCAAGAAGACATGCAAAAGATGAATTGCATGATCTAGAAGATTATGTAGAACATCACAAAGATGAGATCGAGGCAGGTGATCATCATGATCCTAATGTTTTAGAAGTATTCTGTGACCTACATCCCGACGAACCAGAGTGTCTGGTATATGATGACTGATGCTTGATACACGTCAATCTAATATAGAGTTCCTTGGTAAGGATGGATTTCAGTGGTTTGTTGGACAAGTAGCCCCTGATAGAGTTTGGCGTACAGAGAACAATCAAAACTTCAATAATGGGTTCAGAGCAAAGATAAGAATATTAGGTTATCATCCTGGTGAGGGTGATGCGGAAGGTGGTATTTCTGATGAGAATCTGCCTTGGGCACATTTTTTGGTGTCACCTCAGTTTGGAGCAGGTAATAATAATACAGGGACATCGTTTGCATTGCAAGGTGGTGAGATGGTTGTTGGGTTTTTTCTCGATGGAGAGGAAGCACAACAACCCGTTGTGCTTGGAGCATTTTATGCTAATTACAAAATTGAAGATTTAATATCATATAAAGAGGCAATAGATAAAGGCACCACAGGATTTGCTCCTCTGAAGATAGATCCTAGTATTGATATGGGTGATCATGCCACTATCGTAGAACAGAAGAGACAACTTGATTCAGGTGTCATAGTCACCAGCAATGAAACTATAAAAGATGAGAATAATGTAGATCAAGATACTATAGAACATCACTTTGATAACAAAACATATCATATACCTAAACCAGAGATTTGTGATAATCCTAAGAAAAAATCAGGAGAAATAGCAAAAGCTCTTCAAAAATTCTTCGACAAAATCAACAAACTTGAAAAGTTTTCTGATGGTTACATTGACCCTGTATTGAATAAAATTGTAGACATTGATAAAGAGATAGCAAAAGCATCAAAAGAAATATCTACTGGAATAGGAGGCATCATACGTGGTGCACGATATAAGTTGTTTGAGGAGATTGATGAAGCAGTAGATGATGCAGTAGATTTTTTGACTCCCGACTTTCTTCAAAAACAAATTGATGCAAAGAAGCAAAAGGATGGTATATATTGTGCTATCGAGAATATTCTAAATGGATTAGAGAATGTTATAAAGGATTTCCTCAAATCTCTTCTTGGCAACTTACTCAACATACCACTTTGTGCAGCAGAGCAATTCATAGCTGGTTTATTGTCTAAGTTGACTAATGACATACAAAATGCGATATCACCTTTACTAAGTGCATTGAGTAAATTCACAGGCAAAGCAATGCCAGCTTTCCAAGATATGATGACAAAGGCGATGACTGTGCTTGCAGCAGCATTATCATTATTTGAGTGTGAGGATCAAAAATGTGATGAAAATCCTACTGATTTTCTTACAAATGTAGGTCCTGATCCTAAGAAAGTATTGGAATTTAATAATCTATTGAACAAATTTACCACATTGAGTGGTAGTGGATTAGTTGGAAAAATAAGCGATTTAGCAGGTCTATCATTCCCACAAGTAAGTCTTATAGGAGATAATATAGGAGACTTTAGTGGTGCATCACCTCTAAATGGATTAGTTAGTGGGTGTAGACCTCAGAATAGCAAGGTTTGTGGACCTCCACGGGTTGAAATTTTTGGTGGTGGTGGTTTTGGTGCTCTTGCTGATGCTGTTATAAATGAAACTGGCGAGATAATTGGTGTAAATATGAAAGATCTTGGTTTCGGTTACACAAGTAAACCATATGTTTCAATCATTGATGACTGTGGAAATGGAAGAGGATCAACTGGTGAAGCATGCATGGATGGTGATAAGGTTATGAATATTTGTATTTTATCAACTGGTGATGGTTATCTGTCATCAGGATTGTCAGATGCTAGTGGTGTTGATGTGATAGGAGAGGTAGTCGATGTAAACATTATATCAACAGGGGCAGGTTATGAAGAAGGAGATCTTATTGTTAGTGATACTGGACAAACATTGACACCGATTATAGAAGATGGTAGAATAGTGGGTGCTAGTGGTAAAATAGATCAAGGACTTACTAATTTGCCAACATTGACAATAGAAACCAACACGGGTGTAGGTGCAAAAATACTCCCTGTAACAAGGTTCATCAAGCGTGAAGATTATACCGATCCAGTTGTGCCAGATGCACAATTGGTAACAGTGATCAGTTGTCCTAGATTCTACTAATTATGTCTGAAGGAACAAAAGTACCACCAATAACCATACAACACTCTGAGTGTGGTCATCTAACATTTGGTGACGAGAAGAAAAACTCAGAGAGACCAAGAGACGTTGGTCTTTATGGTGGTGATAGTCAAAAACTAAGATTATTCAGAGATGGTGGATTTGAATTATGCTCAAGTGAGAGTCAAGGAGCAAACTTACAGAAAGGATCATCAATCATGCAGGTGTGTGATGATGCACCTTTGAGTATAAACTCAGAGGGTGACATCACAATCAGAGCAAAAAACAAATTGATTCTCAAAGCAGATTTGATTGAAATAGAGTCACATAATACAAGTGAAGATGGTGTTACTATCATGGCAGAGCATGATATCAAACTCAGGGCAAAAAACAATACTATAATTACTTCTGATAATATCACAATTGATGCCCATGAAAGAGTTCTTACACACTCTGAAGGATGGACGGTTCTAATGGGTCAATACATTAGACTACATGAACCGCAAACAAAAATATGTCCTGCCTTTTTGGAGGAATATATAGAGAACCAAATCAAAACATTGAAAAACTAATTATGGCTGGTATTCGTAATCTTGATAGTGGTAAGATCTACATTGGACCTGAAGATCCAAAAGATGATAGATCAAAAACCACATTGAATGGTGACAAAGAGTATGAGGGAACACTTGCATCAACAGGACCTGCGTTTGTAGGAGGACATAGTGAAGATGCAAAAGGTGTGGTCAACATCGGTACAGATGCTGCTGATTTCAAACCTAATGTTTCAGGTCGTGCTGTTGATATTGAGGGTGATGTCAAAATCGTGACAGAGAGTGGCAAAGCACTCGACATTGAGGGTAACACTATACAAGATGGTGACACAGACCAGACAGGTAAGATTACAGCATCATCTACAGTGAAGGCAAGTAATTTTGTCGGTGATATCAGCACAACATCAGGCACACCACCAGGATGTAAAGTATTTGACTTACCACATCCTAATATAAAAGGTTACAGACTTAGACATGCATGTGTAGAAGGACCTGAAGCAGCAGTGTATGTGAGAGGTAAGGTAAGTGTTGATGGTATCATAGAATTGCCTGACTATTGGCAGAATTTTGTTGATAAGGAAACAATCTCAGTTCACCTCACTCCTATGGGTGCATATCAAGAATTATTTGTAGATCGTATAGAATATGGTAAGAGAGTTTATATAAAAAATCAAGCAGGTGGTAAGATAGATGCATACTATCAGGTGTGGGCAGACAGAATAGGACATGATATGGTTGTAGAGTATGAAGGAGAGAGTGTTGCTGATTATCCTGGTGATAGTAGTAAATTCTCTGCTGCAGGTTATGACTATGATATAAGGGAAGTTGATGGATTTATGGTTGGTGATGATCATGAACATTTCCGCACGACTGATATTTGACTTTGAGCACAGATGTGCTATCATAGATGGAGTTACTAAAAATCCCATGTTCCCTGATCAAGTTGTAGACCGTCTTGAAATTTCGATGACTGGTAGATGGTTCAGATTATTTGGATCAGATGCAGAAATCAAAAAGATAGAATGCGATTCAGTTGATCAGTTTATGAGAGTATTAGAGGTTGCTAAAGTGGCAGAAGAGATAGATAAAGAAATAAAAGTGGTATATGTCTAGATTTCTTCCTCCTCTATCTGATATCAAATTTCATGATGTTCCTGTGGTTGGTCAATTTTATACCAAACAGGAAGTAGATAAGTTGATAAAAGAAGCAGTTGATGAAGCGAGACGCATTGATGAGGAGTCAATGCGAAAGCATAATAGGGATGCTACTATCATAAGTATGATACTTGGGTTTACTACTTTAGCATTGTTTGTTGATGGATTATTGAGATTGTTAGGTGTGACTCCACCGTTTATGGGAATAGATATTGATATACTAGATAAAATTGTAGATAAGGTAGAATCTGACCTCTTACCATTAGTACAGAAGATACCTCGAATCTGAGTAGTATAAATAAGTTGAAGGAATGGTGTCGGAACATAGGTAATGCCACTTAGTAGACTTGAAAATTTTCTAAAGAATGTACAAGGGAACGTCATATACGTAAACCCAGAAGAACTTGATGCAACGGATGACGTTAGTAATACTGGTAATTCCAGAACTCGCCCGTTTAAAACAATACAGAGAGCACTGATAGAGTCAGCAAGATTCTCATATCAGTTAGGAAAAGATAACGATAAGTTTGATAAAACTTCTATTATGGTGTCACCAGGTGTGCACTATATTGATAATAGACCTGGTTTTCAAATTGATAGTAGTGGAAATATAACTGATGTAAATGGCACAGCAGCGTCAATAAGTGAATTATCAATCGGTACAAAGTTTGATATACAAGATCCAGATAACGTATTATATCATTTTAACTCCGTTCACGGTGGTGTTATACTACCAAGAGGTACATCAATTATAGGTACTGATCTAAGAAAGACAAAGATAAAACCAAAGTACATACCACAACCAGATAATGATGCTATAGACAAGTCTGCTATATTCAGAGTTACTGGTGGTTGCTTCTTCTTCAACTTCAGTTTGTTTGATGGTGACCCTGCAGACAGAGTATTCAGAGATTATACAAATAATGTATATGCTCCAAATTACTCTCACCATAAACTAACATGCTTTGAGTTTGCTGATGGTAATAATACCATAGCAGGTAAGGATAACACTGACTTAGACATGTACTATGCTAAGTTGACTCTTGCTTATGGTACAAACAGTGGAAGAGCTTTACCAAACTATCCAGCGAATACTGACTTCCAGAAGACTATTGATGAGTCTAGAATTGTTGGTGCTGTATCAAGACTTGGTGATTTAGAAATCCAAGATATATTCTCAGGTGCTAACCCATCTGCTGCCACAGCAACAACTGTTGTTACTGTTGTTACAAAGACCGATCATAATTTGAATGTTGAGACACCAGTGATAATTAATGGTGTAGATGATAGTAATTATGATGGTAGTCATGTAGTAGCACAGGTTCTAAGTGCAACTTCATTTACATATACTGTTCCTGTAGCACCTACATCAACAGCAACTCCATCACTCACTGGTCTTGCACCTATTGTAATTGTTGAAAGTGATAGTGTCACATCAGCATCACCTTACATATTCAACTGTTCATTACGTTCAGTGTTTGGTATGTGTGGTATGCTCGCTGATGGAAGCAAGGCAACTGGATTTAAATCTATGGTTGCTGCTCAGTTTACGGGTATCGGACTTCAGAAAGATGATAACGCATTCGTAAAATATAATAAAACATCAGGAACATGGCAAGATCAAGCTACACTAGGTACGTCAGTCACACTGCATACTGATGGTCTAGCACTGTACAGACCTGAATATGAGAACTTCCACATCAAAGTAACAAGAGAAGCTGTTGCTCAGATTGTATCATGTTTTGCTGTTGGTTATGCAAAACAGTTTGTTACAGAGTCTGGTGGTGATATTTCTCTTACAAACTCTAACTCAAACTTCGGACACACTGCTTTAGAATCTGATGGTTTCAAACCAGAAGCATTCATCAAAGATAATAAGGCGTACATTACAAGCATTGTACCACCTAAAAAGAATTTTAATAAAGATGAAGATGTAAACTGGATATCAATTGACGTACAGGCAACCATTGGTGTCTCTACTGATACTCAATTATATCTTACAGACTTCAAAGTAAAGGACACTGTGCCAGTATCTACTGCAAGTGGATTCACTGTTGGTAATAAGATAGGGGATAAGTTATTCTGTTCCATACAAAATATTGTGTATGGTGCTGACATACTCATGCCTGGTCCTCTTGCTGACACAGACACATGGGCATCAGGTAAGAAGGAAGTATTTGTTGGAAGTAACTCTGGTATCAACTCTATCACAGGTAATATCATAACTCTGGAAGATGTACATAAGTTCAATACTGGTGAGAAAATTAGATTCTATTCTGATACTGGATCACTACCTGACAACATTACATCTGATGTAGATTACTTTGCAATCACTTCTGGTCTACAAACAGATCAAATCAAGATAGCAACCACATTCAATAATGCTACTGCAGGTAGTAATCTTACTGGTATAAACAATCTTGGTGGTAAGATAAGAGTTGTATCTACTGTCTCAGGAAAACAACCTGGTGAACCAGGTCACCCAATTCAATATGACACTACTAATGGATGGTATGTGAACGTTGGTGCTGCTAATACTTTACGTTCTGCGATTGTAACGAACCAAGGTACAGTTTCAGTCAATACAAATAACACATTTATTGTAAGAAAACCAGATACAAGAAAAGATCTAGAGAAGATATACCGTGTGAGATTTGTTGTTCCTGATGATTCAACAAATGCTGCTGCACCTACAAATGGATTCTCAATACAAGAGTCGGCAACATTCATTGACGACACATATTATAGAAATGATAATACAGATCTTACATCCGTATCAAACCTAAGGACACAGAATACCATCATTGATGCAACATGGGATTCAAGTGGTAATGCAGGTATTATTACTTCACAGTCTCCACATAGATTGAGTGTAGGTAACGTTGTAGAAATAAGCAGACTAAGAAGTGAAAACAATACCAATGGTGTTGACAATAGTGGATTCAATGGGTTCTTTGAAGTTACAGCGATAAATGCTGAGACATCATTCAGTGTAGGATTAAATACAAATCCTGGTGGCATCAGTACAATAACAAGTAACGTGCCATATACAAGGCATGATCAATCAGTTGTAGGCTCTGGTAGAACTTTTGCTCCGTTCTTTACAAAGAGACAGTTCAATAAAACATATCAGGTATTTAATAACGAAGAAGTTCAGGAGTTCAAGAAGGACGTACAGGATGGAATATATGATCTTACTGTGCTTGGTTACATTGCACAACCCAACGTATCACCATTCTCTACTACACAGAACTATTTCCCACAGAACATCAACAATCTAAGACCAGTGGCAGATGTTGATAATATTGTTGATGATCCTGAAGCAGCAGTATCACATGCACTAAGAGAGAAGATAGGACAGGTAGTAACGAATGATCCTAAGAATAGTATAACAAAAGAATTAGTACATGATTTCATCGAGGGTGCAAATCTTGGTATTGGTATCACAGGTGGATCTCACTCTGCTGGTGACACAACCATTGATACTAAAACAGATCATGGTTTCAATGCCATTACAAGTTTTAGTGCTTTATCTGGTGGTATAGGATATGGTACAAGTAGTGGAAGTGCTGAGTTCTACTATAACATTCCACTGACAGGAGGGACAGGATTCAATGCTACAGTTGACGTAACTGTAGGTGCTAGTGGTACTATAACCAGTGCAGAAATCAATAACTATGGTTCAGGATATGAAGTAGGTGATATTTGTATTATAAAGGGAGTTCCCTTTAGACCATCAGGTTCAACAACTGATTGTACTGTAACGATTGGCAGCATCAATAACGCACAGGGTGATGCTATTCAGGTGGTTGGTGTTGGTAGTAATACTTACAATGGTACTCATCGTATCATAAACATTGAAAACTCTAAGAAGGTTGCATACAATACTGTCGCAACTGACTCTTTCTCGGCTGATGGTGGTTTTGTTTATCATATTGGTGTAACTACTGCAGTCAATAACATTCAACATGATAGATTGAGTGGTATCGCTACTGTTACACTGAACTCTGACATTGGTTTGAGAAGAGGTGATGAGATAGTTATATCAGGAGGTCCTACAACATACCAAGGAACATTTACTGTTACAGATAGAGTTGGGTATGGATCTTCACTGAAGGTCAACATTGGTAGGACAGCATCTCAACCCGCTTTCACAGGATCTGCGGTGGCTCATGGTTCAGGTTTCAGTGCAACAGGTTTCAATCAAACCATGCCATTATACGGTGGTAAGACAACCACACTGAATAGTGCCCTCACATCTACCTCTACATCTTTGAATTTAGCAGACACATCTATGTTACGTAGAGGTGATTACCTGCAAATTGAAGATGAAATAGTAAGAATTACAAACAAGAATAAAACTAGCATACTTAGAGGTGCATTAGGAACTAATGCTACTACTCATGAGCAGAACGTAGCAGCACGTAAGATTAAGATTATACCAGTAGAAATAAGAAGAAACTCATTGATACGTGCGTCTGGACATACATTTGAATATGTTGGTTTTGGACCAGGTAATTATTCTACTGCAATGCCTCAGGTTCAAGATAGAGTTCTTGACAATAATGAGCAAATATTAGCACAGTCAGAGCAAACCCGTGGTGGATTAGTGGTTTACACCGCTATGAATGACAAGGGTGAGTTCTTTATAGGACGTAAGAAGATTGATGCTCTTACAGGTGAAGAGGTATCAACCATAGATGAGTTTGATACTACATCAGTATCAGCACCAACTGCACAACTTCCGACTGTAGCATCATTTGACAACATTACCATAAACCAAAACCTATACAGTAATGCAAACACTGACATAATTGATCTCAAATTAAGAGGTAATAGGACAGGTGGAATAGGTAAACAAGTATTTGTGGGTATTCAGGAGACTGAACCACCCTCATCACAAACAGGTGATAATATATTATTTGCTACTACGGTCAATCGTGGTGGTTACATCGGTTGGGTTCAAACATCTGATCAGGGATCACAGAAATGGCAACGTTTTGGTCCTGTATCGGTAGAGAATGGCACTGAGCACTATGCTTTTGACAGAGTAGCGATAGGTCAAACTATTGCTGACACTGGTGAGGCAATGACAGTCACTGGTGATGTAAGTGTTGGTAGTATAAAGGTTGATGATCTTACTCAAGGAAGAATTGTTACCATAGGAACAAGTGGTGAGTTACAAGATTCCTCGGCTCTTACTTTCGCTGGATCCACACTGACATCTCATACTCTCGTTGTTGACAATAACGCCACTGTGGGTGCTGATCTTACTATATCAAGTAATCTTTCTGTTGTTGGTGTAGCAACAGCCGAGCATCTTCACTCAACAGACGATATTGTCGCTGGTGATAGTATCACCGCAAGCGGAGACGTTACTGGATCTAATTTAATTGCAACTGCAAACGTCACAGCAACAAATAATGTAAATGCCACTGACGTTGTAGCATCAGGACAGGTACAAGCAGAGCACCTGAAATCTACAAATGATGCAGAGGTGGTTGGTGTGTGTACTGCTGCCAAGTTTGATGGTAATGGTATCATACCTATCGGTGGTATTATAATGTGGTCTGGAACAGACGGAGATGTACCATCAAACTGGGCTCTCTGTAATGGTAGTAACGGAACGCCTAACTTAATTGATAGATTTATTGTTGGTCGAGGTTCTGCATATGCAGCAGATACCACAGGTGGTAGCACACATGCCATCATACCAGAGCACACTCACACTGCAACAGGTGGTAATCACGGTCATCCAGTTAGATACTCCACTCAAACCAGTGGAACTGTAACTGCCGATGCGTCAGGTGGTTTCATTCTAGATACTGGTCCAACTATTGACTACGCTGCAAATAATGCAGCACCTGGCAACACAGCAGGTGACCAGATAGGTCAGAGTGGAAGTCTAGCAATGACTACCGCACAACCTGTAGGTGCAGCAAGCACAACAAATGCGAACCTACCTCCATATTATGCTATCGCTTATATCATGCGTATCAGTTGATAAATACAAATACTAAGGAGAACACTGATAAATGGCATCAGTAAATAAGAAATTTGCTGTCGAAAAAGGACTGGAGGTCGGTGATGACGCTCTGATCGTTGATGCTGATAATAATAAGACAGGTATTGGTAAGACTGATGCCAAATATGGTCTTGATGTAGCAACAACTGCTAACTTTGATGGTATTGTTGCAGCAGGTCAGGTCGGCATAGGTAGCACACAACCAGCAAATGCTTTGGATGTGAGAGGTAATGCTTTATTTGGTGGTACGATAAAGGATAATTCAGGTGGAGAAGGTACAGACGGACAGGTAATTATATCAACAGGAACAGGTGTAGAGTGGTCTACTCAAGCAGAAATCTATACACTTGCTTCTGATGCTGGTAATTCAATACAATTCAAGAAAGCATCAAACAGTAAATTTCAAGGTGCTGACAACTTTGTTTATGACCCCACAAATAAACGTGTAGGTATAGGTAGTACACTTCCTGAATATCTTCTCCAAGTAGCAAGAGCACCTGACGATACTGCTAATGGTTTAGTACAAATAGGTGGTACATTTCTTGACTCATCAGGTACAGTTGGTATTGCTAAGAGTATTCTTGCTGCAAGCACTACTGGTGAATTAGTTTGGGTTGGTGCAGGTGCAAGTGTAAGAAATGTCATACACGTCAATGAGATGGGTGATGATAGTTTTGATGGAGATACTGTAAAGACTGCGAAGAGAACAATCGGTGGTGCATGTGCAAGAGCAAGAACTGGTGACACAATAAGAGTATCGGCTGGTTTATATACTGAATCAAATCCCGTCTTGATTCCTCGTAATGTTACCATAGATGGTGATGATCTAAGAAATACTCAGGTTATACCATCAAACACTGGTGTTGACTTATTCCATGTTACTAACGGTACACTTATACAGAACTTATCATTTGTAGGTGCTGCAAACACAGGTGCTGTAATAGCATTTCCTCCAAATGGTGTAGTCAATAGACATAAGTGGTCATCAGGTTATGGAGCAACAAATGCTGTAAAGGTAGGACCTGCTTGGCACACTGGATCATCAATAACTCCTACTGACATATTATACGATGCACTGACGGGTGTTACCACAATTACAAAAACATCACACGGTCTTACTGTGAGCAGCACAGTGGGCATAGTAACCAATAGTATTGCATTTACGTGTGATCAAGACAATCATGCATCAGCAAAATCATATCCCAGAGCATCAGACCCAGTGGCAGGTATATTCACTGCAGTCACTGCAGTCACAGATGATACGTTTACCATAAATGTCGGAGATGCAGGGTCACATAAGAGAATAGCAGGTATTATAACACAGTCACCATACATTAGAAACTGTACTAATTTTATACCAAACAGTCAAGGTTTGAAGGTAGACGGATCTCATGCTGATGGATTGAAGTCAATGAACGTTGATTCTTATACTCAGTATAATCAAGGTGGTATAGGTGTTACTATAAGTAACAATGGTTATGCACAGTTAGTTTCAATATTCACCATATGTGATACTTCAGCTGTCACTGCTGTGAGTGGTGGACAATGTGATGTCAATAACTCTAATGCTTCATTTGGAGACAAAGGTCTAATTGCATCAGGTGTTGGTACTGTAAATCAAACTGGTGCAGTAGCACAAATCGCTGCTGCAGAAGACAATCAAGTCGTTGTGTCTGGTTTGACTGATAGACCATTCACAGGTCAGGTGTTCTATCTTGGTGAATTATTCAACGAAGTAAACACTATCTCAGTTAGCAATGCAGGTTCAGGATATACCAGCACAAATCCTCCAGTGGTTACAATTGCAGATCCATCAGGACCTGGTGGTATTACTGCGGAGGGTGTTGCTGTTATAAGTGGTTTTGGTAGTGTAACTTCGGTCAACATAAATGCAACTGGATCACAGTACAGGGCGGCTCCAGCAATCACCATCGCTGCTCCTAGTTCAGGTGTCACTGCTGCTGCAAGTGCTACCATATCTCCATCTTATTTTACTATAAATAGTGCGACACCCGTAACAGCAGGTGTTTCTACAATAACCGTTGATCAGAAATTCCCAGCTGCTGTAGGTATTGGTTCGACTGTTCCGTTCGCCAAACAGTCATTGATTCTTGCTTCATCATATACTTTTGAACATGTAGGTTCAGGTACAAATATCAATACAGCACGTCCTAGTAAGGGTGGCGTTGCGATACCTGCAAACCAAGCGATATCTGAGCAAGGTGGTAAGGTTGTCTATACATCTACGGATGAGAGAGGTAACCTGAAAGTTGGTGACAACTTCACCATCAATCAACAAACAGGTGACATCACAGGAGATGCTTTCAAAAAGAGCATCCAAGCACAACTCACTCCACTCATCATAGCAATCGGAGGTAACTTATAAAATGGCTGCGATTCCATTAAATCGATTCAAAACTGTAACTCACACCCTTACTACAAGTAAGGTTGGTATATACACTTGCCCTGCAGGGGTTTCATCGCTAGTCATTTATGGCAACGTTGCAAATGTAGGAACAAGTTCATCTGTCACAGCGTTTAGTGTATATCATAGTAGAGATTCAGTAGACACACCCATCGTAGAAAATGCTCGTATTCCACATCAGGATGCGATGTCATTCTTAGATGGAAGATTAGTATTAGAAGTAGGTGACGTACTTAAAATCAAGGGTGACTTCTTGAACACACAAAAATGCATAGTTAGTATACTGGAGAACGCTAAGTAATGGCAAGACTTCTTTCGGGTAGAGTTGGTGTAACCAGTTATGCTGGTTTATCAACTGAGAGGCAACAAACTAATGGGTTTCCTTCCTTTCACAGTCTGGAAGAAACAGAACCTAATTTAGGTTTACCATCTAATAACGATTTCGTATTACATGGTGATGTAAACGGAAGAAGATTCTGGGCACAAGGATCTGGTACAGCATCAGGTGCTGTTGATGGTATCACAGTGCAAGAACAAGGTGTCACAGCAACTGGTTTTGCTGGATCTATTACTACATTAAACTTTAATGGTAATGGTGTAACTGTAACAGAATCAAAAACAACCACAGGTCTTGGTAATACGATTGAGACAGGAATATCAACTATAACAATCAACAAGGCAAACCTGAATATTCAGGATGCTAGTGGTTTTACACCAGTTACAGGAGTTACAACAGTTAGAGTTGGATCTGGTCTGTCATTTGTAGAGATACCACAAGGGCAGTTCTCATCTGGTATTGTATCATTCTTCTCCAATGCCGACTCCAAAACAGATTTTCAGGACGATAGAGGCAACGATAGTTTTCAGGATTGTACAGTAATAAGAGTAGGTGCAGGTCTTACTATAACTCAACCTGCAGCAGGTATAGCATCAATATCACCGACAGGTCATGTTGAGCACCTGAAGGTAACAGGTATTGCTTCAGCACCAATATTTGATGGTAACTTACAAGGTAATGTTACTGGTAACATGACTGGTAATGTAACAGGTGATCTAACAGGAGACTCTGCTGGAACACACACTGGAGCTGTCGTGGGTGACGTGACTGGTAACGTCACTGGTCAAATAAACTCAGGTCTTGCTACCATAACACAGCTACATGCAGCGACTATCAATACTACTGGTATAATAACTACGTCTGCTGGATTCAATGCACCTGCTGGATCGTTCGGCTTCACGGGAGATCTTGTGTCTTCTGGTATAAGTACGGTTGCATTCTTTAGTGGAACTAATATCAAAATCAGTGGTATTGGTACTGCAGATGGTGGATTTGTTGCACCCCCAAGCAGCCAAGGATTCATTGGTAAGTTAGTTGGTGATCACACTGGTGATATAAACTCTACTGGTGTTAGTACCATAACCACACTGTCTGGTACTACTGCAACATTCACATCATTTGTGGGAGCACTGTCAGGATCAGCATCACTGGTTGACATGGCAGATGAAGGTGTCGATTCTACTTGTAGTATACTATTCTCACTCAACCCTACAGGATCACAGTCTGTAAAAACCAGTACAAGATTGACTTTTGATTCCAATGCAGGTATTTTGACTGCTACTGGATTTGCAGGTGATGGTAGTAGACTCACAAATATACCAGCAGCAAATCTAACTGGAACGTTATCTAATCTGGATGGTTCTGCTCTTACAAATATAGTATCATCATCTGTTGATGTTACTGCAACCAACACAACAAACGCAGATCATTATATATTATTTGCTGACAGTCCTACTGGGGTTGAAGCACTAAGAAGTGACACAGATCTAAAATATAATCCAGGTACGAATACATTGACAGCATCAGCATTCAATGGTTCAAGCACAGGTCTCACAGGAGATCCAAATATCTCCGTCACTGAAGTTACAGTCAAAGGTAACATACTACCAGATAATGATGCAGTAAGGGACTTAGGTTCTTCTACTAATAGATTTTCAAACGTATATACTGCTGATATGCACTTCAATAATGAAGGTATCAATAATAGTATAGATGGGACATGGGGTCATTGGACTTTGCAAGAGGGTGATGAGAACATTTTCATGATAAATCAGAGAACTGGTAAGAAGTATAAGATTAATCTAACTGAAGTATAAATATTAAAGATTAGGATTTTAAAATACAGTTATGCCGAAAGTCACGTCAAAAGAAGAGAGGGCAACAAAAATACTTGTGAAATTTATTTCCTCACAAGCTGACTTATATGATGATCTTGGTAACTGGTCATTCAAAGTGGAGGAGGATCATATTTACATGATAAATGAGAGAAAAAATAAGAAGTACCAGATCAATCTAACTGAAGTATAAATATAAAAGATTAGGATTCTAAAATACAAGTTATGTCAAGAGGAAGAGAACTAGCCAAGGTCGGTGGACTTACTCAGACTATCTCTGGTATATCAACATTTGTTGGTATCTCAACCTTTGCGTCTGACGTAAGAATTCACGGTAAACTAGATGTAGATGGAGATATTACTTATGATGAAATGACATCTGTCAACTCCAAAGTAACTGGAGTTACAACAGCAACAGATGTTCAAATTACTCGCAATCTCATAGTCACTGGTATCACTACAGTCACAGGTGCTGTTGATGCTAATGGTGGAGCATCAATTGATAATATTCAGATTGGTGTTACAGATGACAATGAAATTGATACTGCATCAGGAAATCTTACTATAGATTCTGCAGGTGGCACAGTCACAGTTGATGATAATCTTACGGTTTCAGGCAACTCAGTATTGCAGGGTGATATTGATCTAGGTAATGCAACAAGTGATACTATAAGTTTTGTTGGTAGAGTAGACACAGATATAGTACCATCATCTGATGGTTCAGTAGACTTAGGATCATCAACGCTGGAGTTCCAAGACCTACACCTTGATGGTACAGCAAACATCGATGCTTTAGTTGCTGATACAGCAATAGTATCAGACCTTACAGATAATCGAGTTGTTATTGCTGGATCTGCAGGTGAAATTGAAGACGACGCTAACCTTACTTTTGATGGTTCAACACTCAGTGTAGGAGTTGCATTAGACGTAGATGGAGCTACAACTTTAGATGGATTGACTGTTGCAGAAGCAGCAACCTTTGATGTAGGTGTTACCATAACTGGTGCTCTTGATGCTAACGGTGGAGCAAGCATAGACAATGTACAAATTGGTGTCACTGGAGACAATGAGATTGATACTGCATCTGGTAATCTTACCATAGACTCAGCAGGTGGAACAGTCACAGTTGATGATATCTTGAGTGTTTCAGGTAACGCATCATTTGATGCTAACGTAACACTAGGAAACGCCACAGGTGATACTATAACTCCAACTGGTAGATTCAATGCTGATATAGTCCCCGCATCCGACGGAGCTGTTGATCTAGGAACCTCATCACTTGAGTTTCAAGACCTACATCTTGATGGTACAGCGAATATAGATGCCTTATTAGCAGACACTGCTAAGATTGGTGATCTAACATCAGGTAGAGTCGTATTAGCAGGGGCATCAGGAGAAATAGAGGACAGTGGTAATCTTACATTTGATGGTTCAACTCTTGCTGTTACTGGTGCTGCTACAGTATCAACAACATTAGATGTTGATGGAGCAACCACACTGGACGGGCTGACAGTTTCAGAGGCAGCGACCTTCGACGTGGGTGTTACCATAACAGGTGCTCTTGATGCTAACGGTGGTGCATCAATTGATAACGTACAAATTGGTGTCACTGGTGATAACGAGATTGATACCTCTTCAGGTAATCTAACACTCGACTCAGCAGGTGGTACTATAACTCTTGATGATGCTGTAACAGTTACAGGAAACCTTACAGTTTCAGGAAACTTACAAATCGACGGGTCTACTACCACAGTCAACACTGCAACCATGACGGTTGAAGATAAGAACATAGTTCTTGGTACTGGTGCTGCAAATGACGCAGCATGTGATGGTAGTGGTATAACTGCAACATCTGGTGATGGTAACAAGACATGGCAGTGGATTGATTCAACTGACTCATGGTCATCATCCGAGCACGTAAATCTATCGTCAGGTAAGGGATATAAGTTGAATGGCACAACAGTCTTGAGTGGCACTACACTAGGATCCAGTATTGTAACATCATCACTCACTGCCCTTGGTACCATAACAACAGGTGTGTGGAACGGTACTGCAATCGCTAACGATTACATTGCAACAATCACGGCACCTGGTAAAATTGCATTGAGTTCACTGGAAATTGATGGTGGCACAGACATAGGTGCTGACATAGTAGATGCTGACGAAATGATTATTGACGATGGAGGTGGTGGAACCAACAGACGTTCCGACATGACTAGAGTCAAGAAATACATTTGGTCTTCTGCATCAAGTGATCTTACTGCTAGTGATAGTGGTGTGGTTACACTTGCAGACACAGGTGTATCTGCTGGAACAGTTGGATCATCAACCGCTATTCCTATTATAACCGTTGATTCTAAGGGTAGAGTCACTGCTACATCAACAACTGCTGTTGATAGCACCACTATTGCACAGGGTGACTCAAGTGTTGCTGTTACTGACTCAGGCACTGGGTCTATCGTAGCAACAATCGATGGATCAACTCTCGCAACATTCGCTGCTGCAGGTATCACTCTTTCATCTGGTGCTTTTGTTGGTTCACTGACAGGTAACGCAGATACAGCGTCGTCAGCAGCGATATTGACAACTGCTAGAAATATTGGTGGTGTGTCATTCGATGGTTCAGCAAACATCGACTTACCTGGTGTAAACTCAGCAGGTAACCAAGATACATCAGGAACTGCTGCTGTCGCAACAGTTGCAACTAACTCAACGATTACTGCAAATAATACAGCAAACGAAACTGTATACATCACATTTACTGACGGTGCCACTGGAACCCAAGGTCTTGAGACAGACACAGGTCTGAATTATAATCCTTCAACCAATACACTTGTAGCAGGTACATTTAGTGGTGGTCTATCAGGAACAGCAACTAACGCTGCACTTCTTGATTCACTAGATAGTTCACAGTTTGTTAGATCAGATACAGCTGATGGTATCACTGCTACACTCACTGCAAGACAGATAACACCAGAGGCAGACTCAACTTACGACTTGGGTACAAACTCAGTTAGATGGGCAAACGTGTATGCTGATGACGTAAGAACAGGTGACCTTCACTTATCTAACGAGCATCGTGGAGGAAATACTGTTGACGGGTCATGGGGTCATTACCAAATCCAAGAGGGTGAGGACGATCTATTCATCATGAACAAGCGTAGTGGTAAGAAGTTCCGTTTCGTACTGGAACAAGTATAAACTTATAAATAACCAAGAAGGAGATTAGTAATCAATGGCTTTTCACGGTAATGCTGCCAATGCGAATGTGACGACGGATGTCTCGGCAGGGACATACGGTGATGGTAATAATATACCTACCATAACAATTGATGCAAATGGTAGATTAGATGCGATCAATACATCATCAGTCACTTATTCTACGTTGAACGCAGGTGCAACTGTTGGTTCGGTTGGAAGTTATGCTTTCATGCAACAATCGAGTGGTAACACTCAATATGCACCAGGTGATACGTTAGCAGGTTCTAGTCTTAGATACTCAGATGCAACAGGTCGTGTTCATAATGATACACCTTCAGGAAACTGGAGATGTATGGGTTATGACTCAGGTGCTGCACTGACAAACTCAGGTACAGTTGGTGGATCAGCAGCTGGATCAGGGTCACTACAAGGTGGTAATGTTCAAGGTGATAGTTCCGCAACTATATCAGGTAATGTTCAAGGTGACTCTGCACTTGCATCAGGTAATATTACAGGTAACGTGAACGTAAACGTTGCTGGTAACATTACAGGTGGTAAAGGTGGATCTTTCGACGTTACACCAACAGTTGACACTGACGAACTCGCAGTTGCAGGTAACATTGCTACTGATGATCTTTCTATAACAGGTAACACTGGAACAATTGCAACAGATGATTTATCAGTTGCTGGTAACGTTGCAGTCAACGTGAACCTTGGTTCTATTACAGTCAACACAACTGTAGCATACTCATCAACCCTTTGGTTACGTTATTCTTAAAAAACAATGGCAGACACAAGTTACGAAGTAGTAAGAGCAAGGAACCCAAAGTGGGCAAATCCTGAAAAAAACATGGTTGACTTGGAGGTAGACTTCGCTCCATTAGATGAAGAGTGGTTACCATACACAGCATCTCCAACAGATACAACATGTGAGCATTCAAGATATTTGTATACACAAGCAATAAATGGAGCGTACGGAGATATAGGAGATTACGTTCATCATACTTTATGGACACCATGGTTTGAAGATAAGACTGAAGTATCAAACGAGGGTTTAGTTCAGTTATTATTAGAGAAAGGAATATTGACAGACGCAGAGGTGGATACTATACTTGTAGAGACATCTGAATTCCAAGGATTCTCTAGACCTGCGACTGATACATTAAATCATAATGGTGGTGCATATTTCGGAGCAACATAACTACGCAGATAGGTCGGATAAGTGGCATCATACAATGGCGAGGTATTTGGGATTATCCCCAGACACCTCGTTTTTATTTGGCATTCTACCTGGTGTGTGTCGTGAAGCGATTGGTAGATATGATCACATGTATATACAACGTGATTGCTTCAACAGTAAATTCATATATGCATGGTCAAGACATCATGCAGAAAAAATAAATGCTTCTAAATTTTCACAGAATATAGCATATTATGGCACCGCACCATTCATGTGGGAGTTGGGACGGGTTGCCAGCAGTAATGATTTCAACCCAGAGGGATCGTTATTCTTCTTACCAAGAGACGATCAAGTTACCATAAGAGAAGATGAGTTTGAGTCAGTGCAGCAGGTGATAGACTCGGCACCACGCCCTATAACATTCTTATTACCATGGCGTAATTGTGACATCTGGAAAAACTGGGATAAATTAAAACTTGCTGGTGATGCAACGTTCATACAAATGAATGACCCAAACATAAGACAAGAGACTTTATCGTATAATATCCTAAAACATGAGCATGTATATATTCCTTGGCCTGGCACTGATGTTTACTACGCTGGTTTCTTAGATAAAATCGTTCATGTATATGATAGGTTGGAACAATATCGTACTAAGACTCGTGATGAAATGGATAGAGAGAAAAGTATGGTGATCCACTATTTGAAGTGGGGATATGATTGGTTGACTGATGAACAAAAAACATTCTTTGAGTGGACAAAAAATTGGCATGATATTGACAAACCAGTAAGAAATTATCTAACCATACAAATGCTAGGACTTGATGTTTTAAAGTCACCAGAAGAATTGTTTGAAGATCTAATGTACTATGGTTTCTTACAAGATAATCAAAGATTTGTTTATAATTCAGAGTATCAGAAATCTTATGAGTGGTTACAATTTAATCTTGAAAAAATTCATGGTCAGACATCGCACGATCATCCACATATAGCACTGCTCTAGGTTTACCAAAATATAATTTATGATACTTGACACCCCACTTCGTGAGTTGTGCTTCAGTTTTACTTCGTGCAAAATTATCTGCTTCAGTTTGTGCATCTGGAATATTATCGTGTATAGCAGTACTATGAATAAATCCTCGTGCAGTCATAAGATATATGGTTGCACCTTTGTCATATAATTCATTTACTTTTTTTATTCTACTCACTCGTGGTACAGCACCGTTCCATGGATAAACATTCGGTGGTGTGTCGCATAGTGTACCATCAAGATCAAAGCAATATATGTCATCCCTTTGATAAGTTATATCATTAAATTCAGTCATTTATGTGTGGTAGTTCTGGTAAAACAACTCCTATATGTTCCAACATAACATAGAGTTGCCAAAGTACATTTGTTTCAAATTCGTGATAGGTTCGTGCAGGTATGATTACAGTATCAAGAACTTCGTGTTGCATTGGTGCAAACAGTAGTGTGTCACACTGATGTCTAATATCCATCACTGCTGCAGAGGTGCTACTATCTTTCCTACATGTGAGTCCTATAATAAGATCAGCATGTTTTGCATATTGCATCCATGAAAGTTTCCAATCACCATCTCCACCTATTGCTGTAGTATGCACTGAATCTGGAGCAAAACAAAATTTACCAGTGTGTCGTGTAATATCAGATGCCATGTGTTGAGCAATCGCAAGATTACCACCATTACCTATAAGGGCAACACTACCTGCCTTCATTAGTTTTGAAGGAAAGTGTTTAAGATCAACCTCTAACATTTTTTTGATAATTCCTCCTCTATTTCGTATATATGATGTGGTCGGTCTACTGCCCTGACCTTTCCACATTTCAAATCAAAAGGTATCACGTTGTATTTACCACAGAATCCAATAGTATCTAGTCCACGCCAATACTTGACAAATGTCATATCACAATTAGGAAAATCTACAATCACATCCTTCTTATACATGTACAACCCTAATTGAGTAATAATATTATCACATATCACATCACATTTTCTTTGCATGTGTGTGACTACTCCATTATTCAGAACCATCTTGACCACATCTTCATCATCTATCTCTTCTGGTTCTAGTTCTCTAGATGATTGCAGTACATCTATGTTATTATCAATCGCATATACTATCATATCATCAATCCATTTCGGGTCGGTGAGTGGTTCATCACCCTGCAGGTTGAAAACGTGATCCGCCAGCAGCGATCCAGCAACTTCAGCAACTCTATGAGTACATGTATAGTGTGATTCAGTAATTATACTATCATAACCATTTTCATTTGCTAAATCTTGTATGATCTTATCTTCAGTTGCAATAATAATTCCATCAAGATACTTAGACTGCTTTGCTATGTCTGCTACTCGCAGCACCATTTCTCTACCCTTGATCTTGGCAAGAGGTTTGTTTGGGAAACGACTAGAACCAAGTCTAGCAGGTATGACACAGACTATTTTTTTATTTTTATACATGTTCTCCTAGCATAGATTTACCATATGCTGATTCATAAGCGTCATGAACAACTTGCATAGTTTTTTTAGCATCACTCATACTTTGTATTATAGCATGATTTGATAGGTTTTCATAAAAAAATTTATGACCTGTACCATAATCATCTGGAATGGGGATAACCTGAAATCTATCTTCTCCAAAAACTGTAAGGTCTGTCGCATGATTATGTGGTCGGCATGTGGTAGTCATACTAACACTTACTATTATATCATCAACAGTTCTCATAGTACCACACGCCACGTCCTCGGTTTCAATATCAACGCCAGCAGCATGCATGTAAAAATTCACATCTTTTATTTCTCCTAGCAAATATCTTACTATATCTATTGCATGCACACCTTGATTAGTAAGAACACCTCCATCATGTTCCCATGTACCACGCCAATCTGCTTGGTCATAATATCTCTGTGGTCGGCACCAGTTGACTCTTACTTGAGCATGGTAAACCTTACCAACATTCAACTTAGGTAAAGTATATCTATGTTGGAATATAGGATATACCTTATTACTTGATCTTTGTATCATATCTTCTGCATCATCAAAGTCTTTCATTCTTAGAAACGTTGGTTTCTCTACGGTGATAATCTTTTTTTCTAAACGTGAACAAAGGGTAGTCAACGTATTATAATGATCACTTGAAGGAGTAGATATAGCATAAATGTCAGCGTTAGCATCAATCGCCTGGTTCAGTGAATCAAAAGTGGATCGGGTTTTGTTTGTATCATAAAAACCAAGCACATCCAGATCTATTTGATCTGCAACCCAACGACTTATCTTACCACCACCAATAAAAACTATACTATTCTCTGTCATAATCAAAGGTCATACAATGTAACCCACCATCCCACAAGTATCTGTGTCTGAATGGTATGATAATTGGTTCCACTTTATGTTTCTTGAGAAAATCAAATACTTGTTTATTATATCTCGTGACCATCAAATGACTTTCATCAAGTTGTAGACAATTCACATCAAAGAATGTTTCGGGAGAGTATCCCACCCATTTGACATACTCTTCTGGTATATGTTTAGGAGACCATACTATCTCCTTACTCATCTGCATATCATTCAAATCTTGAGTATTGATGTCAAGATATAATATATCCCAATCAGGAAAAACATATTCTAAATTTCTGGCAGAGGGGGTTGCTATTATTACACCCTCTTTGACTGGACAGAATACACCATCAGTATGTCTTTCAATATCAAAGTCTCTATTAGATAATCTTTCATAAACGCACTCAACGTCAGGGTTGCCATACTTGAAGTATTCGTATCTCTTCCTCGTTATAGCAACAGCATCAAATATTATTTTATCAGTTCGCACAATACTTGGAGCAGATAGATTATCCATAGTGATGATACGATCTCTACCACCACCTCTATGATAAAACCTATCGTGTAAATCCTTCCATCTATCAATATCCTCTTCGTATCGTGTGCCTATGTACAACTTATTATTAATTCGTTGTAAGTGATCTCTAGCATGTAGTAGTTGTGGTTTTCTTCTTACATCAACGTCATCAGCATACTCTGGTCGTCTTACAGTAACATCATAGGACTCAAGAACCTTACAAAATTCTTGTAAGTCCTCTTCAGTTTCGTGCAATATTGTTTTTATAAGGTTGTCGTTTACTTTATCTGGAGAGTATGATCTACCCACCCAACATTCTTTCAACCTACGATATTCTGCAAACATGATTTATCAGGTAAAGTCATTCTTTTTGTATCCTTGAGACAAGGATGATCTATCTTTCTAAGATATGCAATTCTATCTATAGTGTCAACCCTAGACTTATGAACGTGAACAAAATTGCATGATGTATTTGTGAATCCATCATAAGTTGCTAATTTATTTCGCAAAGATATTTGATTATCAATCAAGGATAAAAATTTATCCATATTATCCAATGCACCATCTAATATTGATGCTTGATAATCTCCTATGTCTTTCATAGGTTTGTTATCTTTGATTGATATATCATTACAAACAAGGTATCCAAGTCTCACACCAGCAAGACCAAGTGATTTACTGTAAGAATGACAGACTGATATGGTATCATCCACATGTGGTATCATACTATCTTGTCTCATCCCATATAAAATATAAGTTTCGTCAAAAAGAATCTTCACCCCCTGAAATCTACACAAGTCTGCAATGTACAATAAGTCCTCTTGTGTGTACTGGACACCTACAGGACTATCAGGGGATGCAAGTATGAATATGTCTCCTTTAGATAATTTTGATATACCAACCCGTATGGATCTGAGATCCACTTTCAAATTGTTATAATCAATGTATATGATGTCATTACAATAATAATGAGCATATACTTCGTTCATATTATATGTTGGTCTCATCAAGAGTGCCTTACAACCTCTGTGATGTTCAAAGAATTGTTTGATTGCACCATCAGCCCCCCATGTCAAAGATATAAAATTCTTTTCAACATTTAGATGCTCGCTCAACTTATTATAAATGGGGTCAAGAGACGGATATGTAGATAAAACATTAAAATCAATATTGTCATGTATTTTCTTTATAAGTTTCTTCGTCTCAATACAGTTACATTCATTTCTATCTAACCACAATTTACTTTTACTTCGTGGTGGGTCAGGAAATATTCTATTCAAATGTTTCATAATTTATTTGGTATATAATGTGAAGGAAGATTTCTTTCAGAAATATACTCTTTTACCATATCTGCTATTTGATTATATCTGTCTTGATAATTTTTCCAACATTCTGAGTGACTGGTGTAATTTCTATCTAATTCAAAATTTCCTCCAAATACTTCTTTGTAACTATCATTATCAAGATCAAAATATCTATAAGGTATATTTCTTTTTGTAAGAAATTCAGCAATTTTTATAGGTATGTAGAATTGATGATCGAGATATTGGAAAATAATTTTTTTATTTTTATTATATAAATCTTTTGTCAATATCTCTTGTCCTTCGTCATATATGTGATGTGTAAGGTGGGAAAAAGAATCAATAAAACTCAATGCCCAAGAAAAAACATCAGATTTATAGGGAATAACATTATTCGCTTTTCTAAGTTTATTCAACACATTTTCGGGTATGCTATATTTTTTGCTTTCTTCACTTCGTTGTAACAAAAAATGTTTTTCACAAAAACCACTTCCATTTTCTCGTCCATAAGGATTACGATTACTAGAATTACTGAGATTGAAATGACTGATAGTCATAGACATGAGTATATCAACGTCATCAAATATTTCATCAGCGTTATCATTCAACATTTCATATCCCAAGTCCTCAAATTCTTTATTTACCATAGATTGCATCATAGCGTGATTATATAAATCACTACCTTTATACTCATCACTTGTAAATTTTTTCACATCTTTATCTGTAAATATTTCCATTTCGTCAAATGTTATAGCACGAAAATTTGATCTTCGTAGACTTAGTATAAAATCATCATATCCTTTTGAGAGTGTATTGATATAAGAATCACTCGGAAAAAAATGTAATGTTTTTATGTGGTTGGTACGAGTTGTTTCAGATGATTTAAATTTATCTTTATCCCTACCATATAATTTTTTTTGTAAATCATGATATATCCAATAATTACCCTTTGGAGTAACACCTCTATTATGAACTATAGTCTTTATTTTCATAAAATTTTTATATTTACTACTCAATGAAGTCATACCATTATATCTTGCATGCAATTCCATGTGAAGTTTCCCAGAATTAGCATAACCCCAATACACGTTCATAGTTTACCTTTGTACATATTCTTTTGCAATATCTTGTATCATATCATATCTTTCGTTATCTTGCCACGAGTCTTTTCTATGAGAGTAATCTCTAGGCAATTCTATCTCCCATCCAAAAGTATCTTTGTAACTATCGGTGTCCAAATCAAACATTTGATATGGTATATTGTATTTTTTTAGTAAATCAATTACATTATCTTGCTCCTTATTATATTCGTCTAAGTAATTCCATATTATATTCTTGTCAGTATTATATACTTCTAATAAATCATCAACACCTGTATATAAATCTAATTTACTAATAATACAATCTAATATGTTGGATTTATATGGCACTATATTGATAGAGGATTTAAGTAATTCAACATTATCTTCAATTACATATTCTGGTGGTACAAATGAAACTAAATCTACATCTTTGAATATCTCGCCATAGTCATGTGCTTCACGAGGTATATCTTCACAAATTTGTTTTATATATGATGATATAATATCATAATATAAGTTAGTGTTTATATATTCTATTTGAGAGTATTTCTTTATATCGTCCTTAGAGTAATTCCTATTTTTCTTCAGTTGATAGTAATTTGAATGATAATAATTTGATCTTGAGTTATTTGGATTTATACTGCTCGAAGTATGTTTATAAGGTATCTTTGTGTATATTGAATTTGCTTTTTTCTCACATTTTCTAAAACCATCAATGTAATGATATATTATTCTTCTAACTGTTTCGTCTCTCCAATAAACTCCCTGATGATGAACAGTAGTATAGATTTTTTGTATGCTTTTTCTCCCTTCATGCCATATTAGTACAGTTTTGTCGTTATGTATCGCATAATTTTTTATGTGATCTTTTCCTGAATCACAATACCCCCAATACACAAACATAATTTTCATGGTATCCTAGATAGTATCTATACTAACACACTATGGCACTACCGCACCCAGTAAGACCAGAAGGTTATGGAAATCAGGACATTCGTCCACGTTGGGAGATAGGTTCGTTCAAGGTTGGGGATGTAGTTGAGTGTTATCTTGAACTCAATGGTGTGATGCAACCAAGCAAACCTGACTGTGGCATCATATCATTTGTGTCTGGTGGTGCTATGAGTGTGTGTGTTGGTTGCAACTCAGAGGGTCGATCTGTAAATGTTTGCATCAATCAATTATATAACGTAAGGATACTAGAACCAAATGAATATACCAAACTGGCAACATCACTCAAAAAAGGATGTCAAACGAACTCTGCGACCTCAAATGTTGCGACAGGCAAAGAAGAGAACCTCGCAATTTCTCACACGATTGAAAAGAGAGTCGAGACTTATCCAGTTGAAGCGAAATCATACTAAGTGACAATAATAATATTGGCATAAGGGTATTGTAATATAGAATAGTTGTGTTTATAATGAATAGTATATACACCGAATCTAATGCCAGTCAACATTGAAATCAAAGGCAATCTTGCCAAACTACTCGCAACAGAGAACCTTATCATTGAGCATAAGGCAGTTGACACAGCATCATTTGATATTGAGCGTAGAGTTCTAACACTACCTCAATGGGAGACAGATAGCAATGTTGTTTACGACATGCTTGTTGGTCATGAAGTTGGTCATGCACTACACACACCTCTAAGAGATTGGAGAAAAGAGGACAAGTATAAAAACTTGCCAATGGACTATGTAAATGTGGTAGAGGATGCTCGCATTGAGAAGTTGATGAAGCAAAGATTTGCAGGTCTCAATAGAGATTTCTATAAAGCATACGAGGAACTACATACTCAGAACTTCTTTGATGTAGACGAGGATGAAATAGATGATCTCAAACTAATTGACAAGATCAATCTATATTTCAAGATCGGTGCATATCTTTGCATTGACTTCAATGATGAAGAGAATCAAATCATCACAGAGATTTCACAGGCAGAGACATTTGACCAAGTGCTTGACCTATCTCTTAGATTATACAACCTATCTAAAGAACAAAAGGTAGAGATAGACCTATTAGAATTACAGTCAGTCAAGATTGACCCTGATGGCGAACCTATGAATATCAAAGTTGCACCACAGGATGCACAGACTCAGGATGAGACAGAGGACGAGGACGAGGATGCACCAGAGGTAACAGGTAAGAATACTATACCAGTACCAACTGATGACGAGGTAGATGAAGATGATACACCTGAGTTATCAGAGAGAGCAGGGAATCACGCTAACATTGACCAGTCTGACACACAGAGAACATTTGATCGCAATGTCAGAGAAGAACTCAAATCAGATGACCTAAGAGAAACCAACTATGTGACCATACCAGAGGTTGACATTGACTCAGTACTCATCAAGTTTGAGACAGTCAGGGATGCACTCAAGTCTCACTTCACATACAAAACAACTGAGTCTGACCCTTGCACTCATCCACATGAGATAGTTTCATACAATGCAAGAATAGACAGAGCAGTTGAAGAGTACAACAAGGTCAAACTATCATCAAGAAAAGAGGTCAACAACCTTGTCAAAGAGTTTGAAATGAAGAAATCAGCAGACTCATATTCTAGGTCAGCAACATCAAGAACTGGTATGTTAGACATGTCTAAACTACATACCTACAAGTATAACGAGGACATATTCAAAAAGGTCACAGTTATACCAGAGGGTAAGAATCATGGTCTTGTATTCCTACTAGACTGGTCTGGTTCTATGCACAATATACTAGAGGATACTATGAAACAGTTATTCAATCTAGTATGGTTCTGTCGTAAGGTTCAAATACCATTCGAGGTATATGCTTTCACAAATGACTCATGGTCACTTGACCCTAGAACAAAGAGTCAAGACCCACATGCTTATACATGGCAACGTGATTTACCATCACACCATACACCAAAAGAGAATGAAATTATTATCCCTGACACTTTTAGATTAGTAAACATACTATCAAGTCAGCAACGTGGTAAAGACCTTGATGAAATGATGAAGTTGCTATTCTTACAAGTGAGAGCATTTGGTTGTTACGGAGAATTACCTTATCTACATACATTCCAACTATCAGGCACACCACTCAATGAAGCAATTATTTGTATTGGTCAAGTGACTAAGAGAATAATCAAGTCAACTGGTATCCAAAAGTGTCATGTAGTTGTATTGACTGATGGAGACGGATTCCATTGTGAGTATGCTAGTAAGAGTTCATATGATGATAAACTCAACAGTCGTACAATATATTCTGGTGGGTTCATGATAAGACAAGGTTCTAAATCATTCTCAGCAGGGAACGGACATACTGACCTTACAACCGCCTTAGTCAGGTCTGTCAAAGCAGAACTACCTAGCACATCATTCTTAGGTATTAGAATCATAGAGAGAGATTACAGACACTTCTACATGGGATATGGTAGAGATTCCTACGGTATGTTTGATGACATGAAAGCACAGAACCGTAAGGAGGGTATGATTCACTTCAAGTCTGACTCATTCGATCAATGGTATGGTATCTCAAGTAACAAGTTACATGATGATGCTGAACTATCAGTAGATCAAGGTGCTGACAAGAGATCTATCTCTACCGCTTTCAAAAAGATGAACAGAGGTAAGAAAACTAACAGAGTTATGGTAAAACAATTCATAGACCAGATAGCATAGTGTCACATGGGATGGTTGCCATCCCACACCCTTATGGTAATATAAGGGTAAGCAAATCAATTTTTCAAAATTCATGCCTACTACCTACGACCCACAATTCCACCTCGACAATATAGTCGAGCAATATGGTAAGCAACTTGATGCTGATATGGTAAAGGCATATTGCAATGACCACCCAATCGGTTATCAGACTATTACTAAGTTCCTCAACAAGTATAAGACTAAACGAGGACATTGGAATGTTACTGTCAAGCAAGCGAAAGCACAACTTGAGCAGTCATACGTTGCACCTGCAGTACAACCAGTTGCACCACAACCAGTTGGTCTTGCTAAGACCACAGTTGATATTGAGAACCTTATACCAGAGAAAGACCCAACATTTGTAAAGTTTGGTCAGTTCCCTGATCTCAAGAAAGTGATCTCATCTAAACTATTC